TGAACAATCGTTACTAATGATAGTAGAACAACTTGCAACCGTAATTCGATGTGCGGTTCTGGAGTTGGATGCTGTACGAGTTGAAACACCACAAGATTATATCTTCAACGGTGATCTTGTAATTAAAAACGAGATCTATAAGTGTGAAGGTCTTCGTAAGTTACATCTTGAGATAGCAAAAACAAGTGCACTAGATGTATTGCACTGTGTATTTTTTCCAGACTTTGAATACCCAATACCTATCTTCGGTGCTGACATCATTGCAACCAAGACAACAGTTACTGCTGCTATTGTAGATGTATCTCCTGTACATAAATGCGGTAACATATATGCTAGTATAGCACCCTTAGCAAACTCGTATCATTTCTCTACGAATAGACCACTACCACTATGGGGTGAGATCTTCTCTCAATACTGTAAGTTTGTAAGGTTAAAGACAGAGAAAGAAAAATTAGACTTCGTTAACCTTGTCAATAATATACTGATGGTATATACAGACTATGCCAAATCAGCACAAAGGGATGACAAGTGGGTGAATAATATGTTAAGATTGGATGACCAGATCTGGTACTGTAAATCCCAGAAACAAAACAAGAAGACTCTCGCTGTTCTGAGTCAATGGTTCAATCCAGAATTTGCCAAGAGATACATCGACGAGATGCTCTTCGATACACCCAAGATCAAATGAACGATTCAACATTGCAACGCATCGCAGATGCACTTGAGAGAATTGCTTCCTCTCTTGAACACCTTCACATTGAGGAGATTGAACACAACCACATTGAGGGTGACATTAACACACACGCTAAAACTTGGTAATGAGACTTACACAAAAACTAATCGATGAGATCCAGATTGCTCTACAGCATACCAAAAAGGATGGTACAGTAAACTGGAAAGACGGTGATGAGATTGAAGTCAGTGTTGCAGGTACGTTTGCTGCTGACAAGTTCATTGTCATCAACAATAGATCCAAGAAACCTTGGACACCATCAATCAATAGTACACACCACCCCGATTATAAAAAACCAGAATGAAAGTCCTACTAATTACAGATCAACATTTTGGTGTCCGTAATGATCATCCTGTATTCCTAGAAAAATACAGGCAGTTCTATACGAACACTGTGATTCCGTATATTAAGAGGAATAAGATTGACACGATCTTTTGTCTGGGCGATACCTTTGACAAGCGTAAGTCAATCAACTTTGCTTCTCTTGAAGCAGCACGTGATATGTGGTTTGATCCCCTGAGAGAAATGGGTGTCAAAGTAACTACCCTTATCGGTAACCACGACATATACTATAAGAATACTTTACGTGTTAATGCACCCAATCATCTACTGGGTGAGTACGATAATATTACTGTCATAGATGAACCCACAGAAATAGAATACGGTGGTAAGAAGTTTATGTTCTTGCCGTGGATTTGTCCTGATGATAAAGAAAAATTTGGCGACGCAGTTGATAAGTCTGATGCTGATGTTCTTCTCGGACATCTAGAACTAAATGGATTCGAAGCAATCCCAGGTCACGTGATGGAGCACGGAGAAGATCCTGCAAGGTATGAGAGGTTCCCTCTAGTTTGTACAGGTCACTATCATATGAAATCTAGGAGAGGTAATATCCAATACCTAGGAAACCCGTACCAACTCTACTGGAATGATTACGGTCAGAGACGTGGATTCCACGTCCTAAATACTGATACGTTGAAGTTAACATTTATACAAAACAAATACGATATTTTTTGCAAACTTTACTACGACGATTCTAGGAATGATTACGATGACATTCCTGATCTCTCACAACTGAAAGGATCATTTGTTAAACTAATAGTACAGAACAGATCAAATCAAAAATGGTTTGATCGAATGATCAAAGCAATTCAACAGGCAGACGTAGCAGATCTAAAGATCATTGAGGATCTGACACTGGATGCACCCGAGGTCAAAGAAGATGTTAAGATGGAAGATACTATGAGTATCCTTGAAACTTACGTTATGGATCTTGAGGAAACTGTTGATAAGAAAAACGTCGTTAACATTCTGAAATCACTCTATGTCGAATCACTAAATCTTTAATGTTCATTCTTACAGACGGAAAAACTGGTGGTGTCTATGCCGTAACTCCTAATGGGAAAAACGATCCCAAGGGTCCTAAGGCAGTGCAAATTTTCGTTGACAAAGATGATGCGATACGCTATAATTTAATGCTAGAGGCAAACGATTATGATCGTAAACTAGACGTGCTTGAGGTTGAGTTCGACCTCGTAGTACAGAACTGTCTAGCACATCGATATGACTACGTTATTGTTAAACCTGATCAAGTGGTGGTTCCTCCAACCGATTAATTATGATTGTATTTGAGAAACTTCGATGGAGAAATTTCTTATCAACAGGACAAAACTTCACTGAACTAGATCTCATCGACACATCCTCAACTCTTGTTGTGGGTAATAACGGTGCAGGTAAGTCCACGATGTTGGATGCTTTGTGCTTTGGACTCTTCAATAGACCTTTCCGTAAGGTTTCCAAGTCACAACTTGTTAATACTATTAATGAAAGAGATACGATTGTAGAAATAGATTTTAGTATTGGATCTGTATCGTACAAAGTTGTACGAGGAATGAAACCCAATGTCTTCGAAATCTGGAGGAATGGTTCCCTCGTCGATCAGGACGCAGCGAATAGAGACTATCAAAAATACTTGGAGCAGAGCATACTTAAACTTAACTTCAAGTCTTTCACTCAGGTTGTTATTCTTGGTAGTTCAACTTTTGTTCCTTTTATGCAGTTGTCTGCACCGCATAGAAGAGAGGTTATCGAAGATCTGTTGGACATCCAAATCTTCTCGCAGATGAATATGCTGCTGAAGGAGAGAGTAAAAGATAATAGAGAACAACTAAAAGAATGTGAGCATCAGTTACAACTTGCAGAACAAGCAATTACTTCTCAGAAGAGAACTGTTGATAAACTGTCTGCAGTAAATGATGAACGTATCAATAGACAGCAACAAAAATTTAAGGACAACGAAGATAGGATGTTGGTAATCAAAGAAGAGATTGCTATCATCGAACAGCGTGTCATCGGACTCAAGTCTATGCAAGAAGAGTTGATGAAGCACGAGAACCTTATGATGCAACAGAATAAGATCAAGGGCAAACTAGAAGACAAGAGTAAGAAGTTTGTCAAGGACAAAGCATTCTTTGAGACCAACTCAACCTGTCCTACTTGTTCTCAGGACATTGAAGAATCATTTAGAAATATGAAGGTTTCTATCTATACTAAAAAGCACGATGATTTGCGTAGTGCAATTACAGAACTTGAAACACAGATTCAAGATACCCTAGAGATTAGTAGTAACATAAAGACTGAGACAGACAAGTTGTCTGAGGATCAGTTTGAGATCCGTCGTTTATATAATGAAGAAAAGAATCTGATGAAAGAGAACAGTGAGATCCTATCTCACGTACAGAAACTAAGCACACTGCCTGACATTACTAAGGAGAAAGAACAACTCAAAATATTCCAAGAAACTTATGATGAGCGAGAAGAGTCTTGTTCAAAAGTTACAAAAGAAACTTTGGATTATAAACTAGTAGGAACTCTCCTCAAGGATGGTGGTATCAAGGCAAAGATTATCTCAAAGTATATTCCTATCATCAACCAGAGAATCAATAAGTATCTGGGAGAGATGGACACCTTTGTCAATTTTACCCTTGACGAAGAATTCTCTGAGGTGATAAAATCTCGCCATCGCGACAAGTTCTCCTATGCCTCATTCAGTGAGGGAGAGAAGCAGAAAATTGATCTGTCATTATTATTTACTTGGAGACACGTTGCGAAACTAAAAAACTCTGTTGCTACTAATCTGCTCATCCTAGATGAGGTGTTTGATTCATCACTAGATAATCAAGCAACTGATGAACTCTTAAAAATTCTTAAGAGTTTAGGTAGCGAAACAAACTTCTTTGTTATCTCACACAAAGGTGAGGTTCTTGCAGACAAGTTTGAGAAACAAATCCGTTTCGAAAAGATCAACGGGTTCAGTAAATCCTTCACGTATGAGTAATGTTTAGTCATCCATTTTTTACCAATCCAGATGGGTATCCAAAGCACGCTGATTTGAAAGTAGATCTACTTGAATCACGTGACAAGATTATTCAAGACTTCAACATTTTCTATGGAACTGGGTACTCGACTGTTCATACTAACCCTAACTATCATCTGGTATATCCAGAGTTTGCAGATTGGGTTCTATCGAATATTGAACCTTTTGACCACGAACTCAAAATACACCAGATGTGGGTCAACGTTAATCCGCACGGCGGGTTTCAAATGCGTCACAACCACGCAGACGCAGATATGGCAGGCACCTACTATCTCAAGGTCCCACCAGGGGATACTGGGGATATTTTCTTCTATCATCCTAGCAACGCTGTCGATACGCTAAATAGAATTCAACCATACTGGAACTATACACACTGTCAGATTCCTAGAGAACGAGACTTGTATTTCTGGCCAGGTTATCAGGACCACGAAGTCCGACAAAATTATGAGAATCAAGAACGATGGTCTATCAGTTTCACTCTGAAAATTCCACAGAAGATCCGAGAGATAAGATTTCCCAGTTTACCCAAGACTTCTTGAATCCTCTGACAAATGTTAAAGTAGAACTATTCCCTACTACACTCTATGTTTTTTCCCACCATAACTCAGCGATTGACAAAGAGATTGAAAACATACCTGACGATCCTGAGATACTATCCCACCTATCGCCAGGGGCAAAACCAAGTATTGTCGAAGGATCACATCAGGGTATGTACAGTCTTCAACTCTTCCGACGATATGAACTACCTGCCCTCAGTGAGTTCATACGCAACAGTATGGAGCAAGTTCTTCCAGACGCGAAAATTTTCCAGTCTTGGATAAATAGATTACCGAAGGGTGCGAAGCAAGAGGTACATACTCACGCAAATGCAGTTCTGTCTGGTATATATTATCACAACACTACACCCGAGCAAGGTGGTATAGTGTTTATGAATCCCAATCCGTTCTCCAAGATGGCAATGTGGAATACTGAGGAAGGTAGGTTCTTCCCATCCACACCAAGAACATTAGTATTGTTTCCATCGTGGTTAGAACATAAGACATCGGAAAACAGATCAGATAAACTACGAGTCTCGATTGCATTCAATGCAAAGTAGACAGTTGACAAAGTGGCACACTAACCCTTCCATCTCGGTGGAGGGGTTTTATAATATGTACATACGACACACGGAAACAAATGACAGTAAACAAAGGAGTCAAAGGTACACTCGCTAAGTTGCTCGCAACTGAAGACCTTATCATTGAGCACAAGAATTGTCAGACTGCATCATTCGATGTCAAGCGTCGTGTTCTTACTCTTCCTATCTGGGACAAAGCAAGCGAAGAAGTTTACGATCTTCTAGTTGCACACGAGGTAGGTCACGCTTTGTTTACACCTTCAGAGTGGACAACAGATCAGTTCAAGTGCCCTCAGTCCTATGTAAACGTTACTGAAGATGCACGTATCGAGAAGTTGATGAAGCGTAAGTATGCAGGTCTTCCTAAAACATTCTACAGAGGTTACAAAGAACTCAACGACGATGACTTCTTCCAAGCAGAGAATCCTGAGAAGTGCAACCTAATCGACCGCATCAATCTTTTCTTCAAGATCGGTAACTACAGAGATATTCCTTTCACTGCTGAAGAGAAAGTATTTGTAAAAGAGACTGGCGATGCAGAAACATTCCAAGAGTCTTGCGATGTTGCTCTCAAAGTTTTCAAGTATATGAAAGAAAAGCAGGAGCAAATGCAAGAGGTTGAGGTTCCTGCAGCACCTAAAGGTGCAGACCAAGGTGCTCCATCAGGTGACACTGTTGAGTCTGAAGACAAGTCAGAGAACACAGCAGGCGAAGGCGACAAGTTTCAAGAAGACATCAATCCTGACGCTGACCTTGATGCACCTGTAGATGAGACAAACTCTCAGCAACCTACAATCGAGGAGCAGAGTGGTAATGAAGGTTCAGATTCAAAGAATCCTCTTGAGGCAATGACTGACAAAGCATTCCAAGAGGCAGTCAAGGATCTTGTAGAGAACACATACGACTCTGAGTACATCCAGATTCCTAAGATTGACACAAAAAATATGATCGTATCTTGGGAGAAACTAGTTGAGTTGTCTGAAGAGCACTGGAATGCAGCAATCGATGAGTACGAAGTTGCAGATCTTGCCAAGTCCAAGACTGACTACAACGAGTTCATCAAAAAATCTCAAAAGGAAATCAACTTCCTTGTTAAAGAGTTTGAGTGCCGTAAAGCAGCAGACTCCTATGCACGTCAACTTACATCTAAGACTGGTGTTCTTAACACGACTGTGTTGCACCAGTACAAGTACAACGATGACATCTTCAAGCGTGTGACTGTTGTACCTGACGGTAAGAACCACGGTATGATCTTCCTTCTCGACTGGTCAGGTTCTATGTCTAACTGCCTGTTCGATACTGCAAAGCAAGTCCTACAACTTGCACACTTCTGCAGAAAGATCAACATCCCATTCCGTTGCTATGCTTTCAACTATGCTTGGAATGCATTCTATCCTGATAGACCACAAGATGAGCGTTTCACTCCTGCCTATGGAGACATCTCATTCTCTAACGGATTCTGTCTTGTAGAAATGCTTTCTTCTGAAGCAAAGAAAAAAGCAGACTTCGAGCGTACTTGCTTGACATTCTGGAGAAACGTTGCATCTAACTGCAGCGACAGAGGTAACTGGTATGGACGTTACTATCGTTTCAACCACTGCCCAGGTCTAGGTCTTAGTGGCACACCACTCCTAGAGTCTATTGCAGCAATGCACTCAGTCATCCCTCAGTTCAAAAAAGAGACTGGTGCTCAGAAAGTATCTCTCTCAGTTCTATCTGATGGAGAGGCAGGACCCTGCTCATTCTTCTGTGAGCGTGCTAACCTCTTCTCAGGCAGATTGTTCGAGAACACATACGGTCGTAGGTGCCAACTTCGTGACCGTAAGATCGGTAAGATCTATCAAAAGGAAGACAATCCTTCATACCAACTTCAGACATTCCTTGAGAACCTCAAGGACAGATTCCCTGAGGTAACTATCGTAGGTTTCCGTCTTGTAGCACCTAGAGATTCATACTCATACTTCCGTCAACTTGGTTTTATGGGTCAACTCAAGCGTGTAGATCTTGCACACAATAAGTTCAAGAAGGACAAGTTTGTACAGATCGATACTTCTAAGTACGATGTACTCTATGTACTTCCTACAAACAACCTTGAAGAGTCCGAGTCTATCGAAGTCGAGGACGGTGCAGAGATCAAGCAGATCCGTGCTGCCTTCAAGAAACTTTACAAAGGCAAGAACAGCAACAAGAAGATGCTTTCTTCCCTCAGTAAGACAATCGCATAAGTGGCACACGGACCTCCCATCCGTGGTCCATCTGCTCTATACTTAATTCATACAAACAAACACATAAAACAAATGCCTTTCGATCCAATCCCACACACAACAGAAGACTTCTTCAACTATCTTACAGAGAACTTCGGTCCAGAAGTTTCTGTTCCTAATCTCCTTGCAGCATCAGATCACTTCAACTGTTCTCTTGCTACTGTAAAGAAAAGACTCAAGCAGTACAAGACAGGATACAACAAGTGGGAATTGACTGTCGCTGAGGCACGTAAGCAACTTGAGACAATCATTGCTCAACCTGACGTATCACTTGTTCCTTCAAAAGATCCTAACTACGTTCCTTTCGGTAACTACAGCACAATCAAGAAAGTTATCAAGAGTAAAGCATTCTACCCAACATATATCCAAGGTCTGTCAGGAAACGGTAAAACACTTGGTGTCGAACAAGTATGTGCGTCTCTAAATAGGGAGTTGATTCGCGTTAACATTACTATTGAGACCGACGAAGATGATCTTATTGGTGGTTTTCGTCTTGTTAATGGTGATACTGTTTGGCACAACGGACCAGTCATCGATGCTCTGGAGAAAGGAACTGTGTTGCTTCTAGACGAAGTAGACCTTGCATCAAACAAGATTCTTTGTCTCCAGTCTGTCCTTGAGGGTAAAGGTGTATTCCTTAAGAAGATCGGTAAGTATGTCAAACCTGCCCCAGGATTCAACGTCATCGCAACTGCTAACACCAAAGGTAAAGGTTCTGATGACGGTCGTTTCGTAGGAACAAATGTTCTCAACGAAGCATTCCTTGAGCGTTTTGCTATCACTCTTGAACAGGACTATCCATCTGTAGTCACAGAAACCAAAATCCTTAAAGGTATCTGTGATGACGCTGACTTCTGCAAGCGTCTTGCTGACTGGGCATCTATCATCCGCAGGACATTTGCTGAAGGTGGTATCGATGAGTTGATCTCTACTCGTCGCTTGGTTCACATTGCAAAAGCATTCAACATCTTTGGTTCCAAGGAAGATGCTATCAAGTTCTCTATCAATCGTTTTGATGAAGAGACAAAGCAAGCATTCTTTGAACTCTATGATAAGATTGACGCGGACTTCGCTCCCGAAGGAGACAAAGTTGTACCCTTGAGTGGTAACGAGGATGTTGACTTAGGGTGATAACTCTGGTAAACTAAAACTATCCTATGGATCTACCTGTTAACGACAAAGAACTTGTCACTATCGTCGCTGCCCTTAAACTGGGTGGCGACACTGCCCTTCACAACAAACTAAAACTTGTTACTGAACTAAGAGCATTGGGTAAACCTTACAAAAAAATCTTACGAGAACAATACGGTTATGTCGTTTAAGTATGAAGAGAGTGAAACTCTCGATCATTTGAAAGACTACATCAGCAACACATACAAAGGTCACTATTCAGCAGGCAACGATAAAATTCAAACACTGGATTTAATTGAAGCGTGTGGTGATGCTGAGGCATTCTGTAGGAGCAACATCCTAAAGTATGCCTCTCGTTATGATAAGAAGGGTTCCGCCAAAATGGACCTTCTGAAAGTGATGCATTACGCAGTCCTTCTATACCACTTTTCACAAAAACAATCTATCACGGAAACTTACCCTCAATGAGCACAGTAAAGATCTCCAAAAAAACTCAATCAATCCTTAAGAATTTTGCTACGATCAACAAGTCTATCGTTATCGATCCTGGTAGTAGGATCCGTACGATCTCTGTCAACCGCAACATTTATGCTAGTGTCGAGGTTGCTGAAAAGTTCCCTCAGCAGGTCCCGATTTATGACCTCGGTCTGTTCCTCTCTGGTCTCTCACTCTTTGAGAGTCCGATTTTTGACTTCAGTGACCCTCAGAAACTTGAGATCAAAGATGAGATCCACCAAGCGAGGACGCAGTATTACTACTCTGATCCAGACATCATCACAAAACCGCCGTCCAAAGAACTGGACATCCCTGGGGTAGATGTTGAATTTAATCTTCGTACTGATACTCTTGCTGATCTTCTCCGTGCTGCTTCCGTCTACCAAGTGCCTGATCTATGTTTGTACAACGGTGGTGGGAACATTAACTTGATGGTATGTGACAAGAAGAATGAAACAAGCAATACATTCAGTGTCCCAGTTGGAACTCTTAACAATCCTGATGATGAGTTCTGTTACTGTTTCAAGGTAGAGAATCTTAGATTGCTCCCTGGAGATTACAAGGTTCGTATCGCTAAGAACAAGATCGGACACTTCCAATCTACAGGCACACCCCTTGAATACTACATCGCTCTAGAACCAAAAGGCAAATGAAGCAAACTGACCTCTTCAGAGTTCCAGTCTACATCCACTCAGTCCGTGACTGGGATAAGATCAAGGAATCATTCTTGAACAAGATTGACTGGAATGACCCTGAGTGTCAGGATCTAATGCAGGATGATTACCTCAATGGCGGTTATAGTGATTTCCACAAATACTATGCTGCAGGTCGTAATGCAGATTATTATGACGAATTGATGACCATCCTGTCTCAACCGCTTCAAGAGTTTGCTAGTATGAACCCAGGAGCGTTTGTGACTAATGCGTGGTGCCAAAGGTATC